ACGATAGCAATAGAGGCTAATACCGAGCCAGTTAGTTCCTGTACCTGGTCGTCAGAAGCCCACCCCTTAGTAGCTAAAACAGCACCGAAGGCAGAGAAAAGGTGTCTAACCACACCAAGCCATTGTTCAAGAGTTAAGTTTTTCATGAGTTTGTTGTTTAATGGTCAAATGTAGGGATTATGCGCTTAAAAAAAAATAGGGGGTATGCGCTCCCCCTATTCTCTAAACACCTAAACTCCCACAACCCAAGTGAGACTACGCACAAATATACAACTATTTCTCTCTCGAAAAACTTTTATACATATTTATTCTTTTATTTTCGTTTTGCTCGGCATTTAGGTATTCAGCCATCCGAGCCTTCAGATTGGATGCAAGCTCCTGTGCAATCACAGGTTCGTTTATGAGCTGCCTAATCCTCTTGTACCATAAAGAGTGCTTATGCTCAGGGATGAGAAATCCGTGAACACCATCCTCAATACAGTCAGCATACATCGGTATGTCAGATGCAATAATAGCCTTCCCCATAATAGCAGCCTCAGATATTTTGAGTTCAGACTTATATGAGTTGAACTTAGTGTTCCTTAAAGGTGCTAACGAAACATCAACGAAGTTGTAACCACCAATGTAAGAATATATGTCGGCAGCAGCTATTCTCTTGTAATTTATGTTATAGAGGTTAGAGCTAAAAATATTCTCGTATGCTCTATAAACGGGGTTGTCATTCCATCCTGCAAGGTACAAGTTGTATCTTCCATCAAGGCTTTGGTCATGGGCAAGCTTACCCATAGATATTCTTAATATCTCAACATCTTCCTCATGCTGAGCAGCCCCAAAATATCCTATCGAAAAAAGGGGTTTATCAACGGGTTTACGCTGAAACTGCTCGAAGAGATGAGGGTAGGGTATATTAGGCAGTATTTCAACGTTTTTATTCAATTTAAGACACTCTTTTGCTAAATAGGTAGTTGTGGCAATAACAGCATCGGAATGTCTTATATGCGCTGCTACGAGCTCAGAGAGATTGTTGTCTAAATAGTGCTTATAAAACGAGTGGCCAGTGCCTAAGTGCCAGTAGTCGTCAATATCGAGTATAACACCAGCACCAAAGGACTTCATTAGAGCAAGTCTAACCTTTAACTCATCGGGATTCGAGGCAAAACTCCTCGAAACAACAAAAAGGTCTATAATAGAAAGCTCCTGCGGAGTTAAAAAGTCTACATTATCGGTAGAAACAACCGAAATATCAGGACAAACCTCAATCATACGAGTATGAGGCATCTCTAACCTATAAAATGCCGAACCCGTATTAGAAGAAGTGTATAATAAACATACAACCATAAGCCAAAAATAGCCGTTTTGTAAATGAACACGCAATCAAAAGACAACAACCACCAAAAAAAATCACTGCTATTAAACTATCCATATATAAAACCCCCTGATATTCAGTGAGTTATGTATATGTATTGTTTTATACGCGGTACTACTGTAAAAAAATGGCTGAGCTGTTCATATAATATATATATTATATATATACTGTTTATACAGTATATATCCTATACAATATATATTTCAGATTATCAACATATGTTTCAGATATACAACATATGTTTCAGAATTATCAACATATATTGCTAATTCTGAAATATAGAAAAAAGAATATAAATATTCTTTTTTCTTTTTGGTTCTTTTTCTTTTTTCTTTTGCAAATGAGAATTTCGAACATATCCACAAATCCGATTGCTTTTGTGTGAACAACTTTGAAGTGGCAAAAAAAAGGTGTTCCGCAATTCAAAGTTATAAACAAAGTGGTGTGGATATGTTCATGCATTGTTACCTCATGTGGTGAGGTGAAGGTGGGGGAACTATGAACATAGTGTCAAAGTTTGCGTGGGTGTTGCTATTCAAAGCAATCGAAAAATATTTTTGAGCGAAGCGAAAAAATGCCTTAATCCCTTCGATTATTGCGAAGCGAAGCGAAGCAATAAGCGAAGGGCAAAAATTTTTGAAAATTAGGCATATTGTAGACGTTTTCTTTTTGGGTGGTATGTTTCTACCTTTTGAAGATTTTTGTCGCTGTGTGTGCGTGGTGGAATATCCCTACGACCTTATTCCCCTATGTCCTTATCCTCTCGCCTCCTCACTTCCTTGTTTATTCAATTCATCAGATAAAAAAAAGCCCGAAAATTCGGGCTCTTTTTACTTTGGTTCTGGCGTTGGTTACTTCTGCCACCACTTCCGATAATCTTCGGGCTCGGTTGGCCTTGTGCTTATCTTGTTGTTTATCGCTTTCCCGGTGGTATCATAGTATCGACCATAAGTTACGGGACTGCAATATACCGCGGGTTTGTAACCTTGATTTGAGTATAAACTGCCCTCGTGTTCGTGGAAAAGGTGCGGGTTTATTATCAACGTCTGCCCGCTTCCATTCAATAAGGCAAATTTATTCGAGCCTCCCGCTATGTACTTAAGTGCCTCGGGGTATCCTTTGCGGTTAATAAAGTCCTTAGGCCACTTGGCTAATACATCTCGGACCAATAACGCGGTGTCGCTGTGGTTCTTGTCGTATGGCGCGGTGGTTATTACTCCATTATGGGCGAAGGCTAACGCTTCATGCACTCTAAACGGGTGCGCGTTGGCTTCATTTACTCGGCCTTGGGTCGAAATGCGGAAATGCAATATAATGGGGTGGGGCGTGCTGTTGCGTATGTCTATGTACTTACGCCACAATTCGGCTGCACTGCTCATCTCTTTAACGATTTCTACGCGGTTGCCACGAACATAGGCGAAGCCTGCTCCATCAGGATTATTATCCCACAAATTATTAAAATTGTCAAGGCTTATAACTTGGGCTTTTCTTGGGTTTACTATTAAGGTACACATGGTTTAATGATTTTTAAGTTTGTTTTTTAAGGTTAGGAAAATAAGGATTAGCAAAATGAGTAAGTCTAACATTCGGTTTGTGTTGTCGGTGGGTCTGCGCGCTCGGTGTTGTCGCGGGATTGGTCGGGCTCGGGTTCGGGCGTTACATCCTCGGCTAAAAACTGAAATAACTTTTCCGCTTCCCTTATTTGGTTTGCCGCGTTTCGCAAAATGTCCGTTTTTTCAAATATCAAATTGTAGTCGGCTTGGGCTTTTGAAAGTTCCGCATATATGGCCCTCGTTTCGTCTGAGTTTAACGCGCTCAACGCATCGCGCCACTTTTGGCCGCTTGCCTGCATAGCGTTTATACTTACTTTGTCGCTTAGGCTTTTAATTAAGGCGTTCAATTTGTTCTGCTCGTTTAGTAGCTGTGTTCTCTCGTGGCTTATGGCGTTCCGCTCGCTGTCGTTCTTCCCGATTTCGGCTTTTGCTTTCAACTGCGTATGGTTTAGTCCTCGGGCTTTTATATCCGCGTATGCGGCCCTAATTTTTGCGTACGGCCTGGCCCACTTGCGCCCATTGGTCGTTATTGGTCGGCTGTGGCTGGCGGCTAAACTTGTTTGCTCCAAATAGGTTTGTACTCGCTTTTGGTGGTACTCGCTATTGGGCCTAAATGGTACGCTATGGAGGTCGCGGGCGGTTACTATGAATAAACGATAGATACCAACAATACCCAAGGGCGTATACAATTCGCTCAAATGTCGGTTTAGTTCGCTGCTCGGGTCTAAAATTGCCTTTCCTATTTGCTGCTCACTTTGCCGAAAATAGGACCTTAGAAATAGTTCTATTAACTGCACTCTCCAAACAAGGGTGGCCGTGTCGTGAATAATAGGGAATAACCTAAATTCTAAAGTTTTCCCGCTGCTGCTGTTTACACTTATTGCGTTATATCGGCTGTCGCTTGTACCTTCGCTGTTCATCCCTAAATAGTTTTTTTCAGCGAACATATACGCGGGGTCGTGGCGCGTGTCGCGGGCTATCGGCTTAGGGTTGCAATATCCTCCGCTAAACTTATAACGCGGGCTTTCCGTGGTTTGGCCCTTTCTAATTTGCTCGTTTTTCGTTGTGCTGCTTTCGGTTATTCTATCAATGTAGAGCGCGTACAAAACGGGCAAACATCCCAGCAAATACTGGTAAAGTTGAGCGGGTCTATATTGCGGGTGGCTTAGGTGGATATGCCCTCCGCAATTTTGCGGGCTTCCGCTGGTTTCGTCGGCGTTTATTAAGTACGACACAGGGGCAAAAAATTGTAGTAGGTCGGCTGCGTTTGGCGTTAATTCCTTTGGCGGGCTCTTTAGCTCATAGCCCGAAGAATTTAAACTGCCGTCGCGCTCCTTTATCCATATTTCGCCCGCTTCAAAAAACGCGCGCTTTACAATTTCCTCAGCCTCCTCCGCTTGCTTATAATCGCTGTTCTGTTTCTCGATTTCAACCCCGAAACATGGGTTTTTAAAGCGGTCCGATATTTTACTCATGTAGTCGCTATAGTTGCTATAAATGCGGGCCGCGTGCATCGCGTCCGATATTGTGGTGTGATAATTAAAAATTGTACTCATTTTTGGGTTGTTTAAAGTTTAAAAATTGAAGGGTTAAAATTTGGGTTGTGTTGTCGCTTACATAGTTTGGGCTGTGTTATTAACACAATATGTGGGGGTGGTGGGCGTGTTTTCATGCTGCAAATATGCAAGTTTTTTTAATGTATGCAGCCGAAAAGTATATTTTTTTTTAAGGTAGTGCCCATGCCCATGCCCATGCCCATGCCCACACACACACACACACACACCCGCGCGCGCACACACAGGCGCACACACCCGCACCCATGCACACACGCACATACATACATGGGCTGACGATTGACGACGATTGACGATTGACGACGATTGACGATTGACGATTGATGACCGTTGACAACTGATGACGACTGATGACCGTTGACAACTGATGACGACTGATGACCGTTGACGATTGATAACCGTTGACGATTGACGACGATTGACAACTGACGATTTTTAACATATTGACTACTTTCTTAAATTTTTTTTTCAATGAGTGGTTGCGTGATTAAAAAAAGTCCGTACCTTTGCTGACGATTTCTTTAACAACCTTTAACTAAACCCCAAGATTATGATTGACAGACAAGAGTTTTTTGAATCCATTATGATGGATGTTGAGGGCGACAACCGCAAGGCTGCCCGCGAGAAGTTCAATACTTTGACGATTGACGAGCGAGAGCGTTTCTTTGATTTTTGCGAGGACTATCTTTATTATGATGCGATTGATGCCGATTTCCCTGACTATATGCAGAATGATATACGGCCTTATTTTCTCAATGACTAATTATTTAACCACTAAACCAAAACACAATGCCTGACAACTTATTTGACTACATTTGGCACAACTCAGGTCGTTTTATTGACCTGATGACGAGGACTGCGCTAACGATTATGACCCTCGTTGTGGTGTCTTTTATCATCCGTAATATTTTTTCTCTTGCACTATGACGCACCTGACTACACATAGTGAAAAGGTGATTGAGAGGGCTAATCGCTTAATTGACGAGGCTTTGCACCTGACTAAAGACCCGCTTCTATGTATTCGTATAGCGATTTATATCAACGGAGAGGGCACAAAAACCATTGAGGATACTATACACATGGTATCTATGTTTGACGGGCTCTCTGACGAGAATAAGTATAAATTTATGAGGCTTCTTGACGACATGGAACAGGAGCGAGTAGATGTTTATGTTGAATTGTATAACCGATTTCAAAAAATGACCCAAGATGAAAACAACAAAAATTGAGATTTGTATTAAAAGACCGCCAATGGAAGTTTTGGCACTATACCGAAAGATGGTTGATGCCCCTATTAACAAGGACATTACGCTCGAGATGTTTGTTAACTGGTGCAGTTCACTTATCGAGTCTCACCTGATGAGAATGGATATGATGTCTGAGCGAAGTGATGAGCTTGAATCGAGCGAAATTATTAAGCCACTGACCCTAAATCATGAGTTAGTAGGCAGGATTAAAGAACATTTTCACCAAACCCAATAAACCCAAAAACCAATGAAAGACGGAAACATAATTGAGTGCTTAGGCATAGAAATTGAAGAATTTGAGAGGATGCAAGAGCGTGCGATAGAATCATTCACTAAAAACAAATTTCATAGTGATGCCATTTTAGAGTTGATTGATTTTACGAAAAACGATTGCTTTGGCGACACCGATGCCCCAACATCTGAGTATGAGAAGCTTTTGTTTCTCATAGGGATTCAGTACGGTATTCTTTTTTCAATATCTAAAAACAACAAAGAAAAAAATGGAACAGACGCTATTTGAACAACTGACTGGGAAGGGGCATAGGCTGATTTCTCAACTGAATGACGAAGAGTTGAAGGTGATTAAGTTTATACTCACCTCAACAAATTCCTTTGACGAGCTGACTATTTATCAGTTCAACCTTTTGGCGAAATGCCTTGGATTCGGGCATAACGTAATAGATGTTTATAAGATTTTATTTGTTCAACCAAACCAACCAAACCAATGAAAAAAAAGATTTCCGATTATCAATTTCCAATGCCGAAGGAGGCTATCGAGGAATTGAATGAGCAGATGCCTTACGGGGCGATGATTATGGTCTCTGAGCATTTTAGTGAGCGAAGCAAGCCCACGATTTACTCACACCTAAAGTCCACTCGAAAAAGGTATTCGGCAGAGATAATTTTAGCCTTCCTTGAAATTGCCGAAACACAAAGGCGGGTGAACGGCATCAAAGAGAAGCTTAAAATCAGAGTATATCTCGAATCATTGTTCAAACACTACGATGTTGTAGACCGCAAAAAAAATTCTTTAACCCTTAAACCATTTGAAAACTAATGAAAAACCTAATTGCAGCCTTGTATAAGGCAAAACTTGAATTTCCGACTATTAAGAAGGATATGAACAACCCATTCTTTAAGAGGAAATATGCCGACATCAATTCTATCTTAGACCAGGTAGAGCCCATTCTTCACAATCACGGGATTATTATCCTTCAGCCGATTGATGAGGATAGCGTATGCACTCAACTTATCCATGTTGAATCAGGCGAGATGATTACCTCTTGCATTAAGCTGACGAGTGGCATTAAAGCCCAGGACTTAGGCTCAGAGATAACCTACTTCCGCAGATATAGCCTACAAAGCCTATTGTCGCTTCAAGCAGAGGATGATGACGGCAACTTAGCATCAGGCAGGGTAACGCCAGCCGCTCAGCAGACACAAGCCCCAAGACCTGCCCCTTCTGCGAAGCCTGCCGCCAAGAATGATGAGGCTATGGCAACGGCAGGTCAAATTGGCGAGATGGGGGCATTATGGTCGGTGATTAGGGAAAAGTCCCCCAAATCATTATCAGGCATCGTTGAACGCTTTGGCTTTTCTTCTGAGCGCAAATTTGAACACCTGACCTTTAATGAGGCTATCGAGTGCCTCAATAGCTTAGACTCTTTAATGAAGAAAATCCAATGAATAGAGAACTTATTTCAAGCGATATATCCAAGGCCGATATTGAACGCTTCTCAAACTCCGTTGTCCACTCAGTCCTCGATGGCGACCTCGACCCCTTTGCCGTACATATACGGGCAAAAGCAGTCATCAAAGCCTTGGAGGCTATCATCACGCAAACGGAAGAGTTAGCCCGTGAGCAGGCATCGAGATATGGACAAAAATCTTTCACCGCTTATGGCGCAAAAGTTGAACTTCGCGAAGGATACGATTCTCCCGACTTTTCAAAAGATGAGGTAGCCATAAGATTGACCGAACAACTAAAGGCTCGACAAGACCTTTTAAAGCAATCCTACAAGCTTCAGGGCAAGGCGGTGATAGTAGACCCCGACACGGGGGAGATTGTGCCTGTAATGCCCCCCAAAACGACAAAATCAACTATATCTATTTCTTTCCAAAACCCTTCAAACCTTTAAACCCAAAAAATCATGATGAAAAAACCAAAATTCTCCAACCTCGAGACCTACAAGCTTCTCGTATTCGACATCTATCTCCAATCTCAAAAGAATGGTGGATTTATCACTGCTCACGATGTTCGCAATTCTTGCGGTGATTACAAGTTAGACAGGCACTATGTCGGCAAGTGTTTAAGGCAGATGGGCATTTTAATCCCTGACGAATCAGACATTAAGAGTAAAAAGCTTAGACTTCGTTGGGCGGCAGAAGTGCCCAATGATGATATGATTCAGAGGCTATTTGATGAAGTGTACCTAATGAGGCACATAGAAATCAAGCGGATTAGGCAGGCTTTAGCAGAGAAGAGGGCTATTGAACGGGCTCAGCAGGAGCTGGAAGTAACTAAGCAGTCTTTTGAGCAGTCTATTGAGGAGCATATTGAGCAACAGGTATCGCCTACTTTAGATTCTTGGTGCTTAAAGTTCCCTGATGAGAAGCAGTATTTCTCTGCCTTCGGCCTCGAGATGATGAGAAAAATAGGGAGGCTGTTTTCTATTGAGTCGGTCAAAGAGTTGGATGGGCATTAAGCCCATTCAACTCATAAATGAAAAAACATGAGCAACGAAATTATATCACACACCCCGATTGTTATGGACAATGGAGAGGTTACTGAGGCTCGGATTGTTCGGCAGCCAAGCGGAATGTATGCCGTTGAAATTGACTATAAGTATAAGGCTAATACCAATAGCACTCGAGTTAGGCAGATTGTTGATGCCTTATGGCGAAATCAGCACCGAAGTTGGTTTCGATTCATCCGATTTCAGAAATCTTCGACACCGTTACCTATGCCACCAATAAACAAAACACCACAATGAAAAAACAAGAAATTGATGTTATCCGAGAGATAACCTATAATAGGCAGTCGTTAAAAATTTATTTAACGGTAGAGTTTGTAGTTACTAAGTTCTCATTTAGGGTTACTGGCCTTAGAATGGACTATGACTTTGTTATGACTCTTGATAGGGATGGGAGGTATTCCTACAAGAAAATCACTCCTGACCTTAAAAAAGCTATTGATGACTTCATCGAGAGCGAGTCCCTTATGAGCTACGAGCAAGATGTACTGAACTTTGATTATGACGAGAAAGGAAACCCCAAATACGAAGTTTTATGAAAACAATCGCACAACAAATCAACTGGGATTTTGGAGCTAATGGGAGCTTGGAAATCAAGAACAAAAATGGTAAACGAATCTACCTTGAAAATTCAGATGGATTTTGGGTAAAGCGAGAATATGATTTTGAAGGTAAGGAAATCTACTATGAAAATTCAGATGGATATTGGGCAAAGCAGGGACACGATTCTGAAGGCAACCTAATCTACTATGAAAATTCAGATGGTAAAATCGTAGACAAACGGCCAAAGCCTTGCGAAGATAAAATAATAGAAATCGATGGTATAAAATACAAACTAACTAAACCATGAAAACAATTATAGATTCATCAAGGTCAATGAAGTACGGGGATGAGATGATAGTCTTCTATGTCGAAATTCATTATGATGATATCGACGTGGACTTAACCAACGACACCGTTGAGGGTATGGAAGTGCATATAGATGGGGATGTTTACTCAACCTGCGAGAATGGTAAGGTATTCACCCACGATATGACTGAAGAAGTCTTAGAGGCTATCGAAAACTACATAGACGAAGATGACTTCATCCAGGATGTCTTAGCCTACGAGTACGATAAGAGAGAGCCTAATATCCACTACCCATGACACAAGAGTTTGTAACATACGAACAAGCCCTGATTCTTAAAGAACTCGGTTTTGATGAACCTTACTTAGGGGCTTACTACCATGCGACTAAAGAGTTTACAGTTTGTGATTGCAAAGTTCATCATGCACGAGGAGAGCATACTGTTATAGCACCACTTAAACAACAAGCATTTAGATGGTTTAGAGAGAAGTACGGCCTATATCCTCATATTTTTTCAGAACCTAACCAGCGTTTTGTTTGGTGTATTAGATGGTATGTTGATAGTTTACAGAAAGAAATACCAGTTGAACACGGGTATGAATCATCACCTACTTACGAAGAAGCAGAATTTGCCTGTCTTAATAAACTTATTGAGCTTTCAAAACTATGATTACCTGCACTCCAACTGAAAACCCCTATGTACTCGAAGTTAGTTTTATGGGGAAGTTTATAGGGGTATTCATCCAATCCGATAACGGAGAGTATTACTTCGACTACAAGCAAGGGGATGGATGGCTCAGCGCAAGCGACCTCATCATCATCTCGGATAAGCTTCAAGAACTCAATTCAACCTTAATCCCAAACCAAACCAACCAATGAAAGAATACAAAAAATGGATTCGAGGCATTAAGACCTCCGACCTCTCCTTTGAACAGGAGTCAATGAGCTGGGTCGCATCCTTCGGCTCAACAGAAGAAGTCAAACGAACCGCCTCCGAAAAGTTGCAGGTCGTGAGAGAAGAAATCAAAAGAAGAGAGGGTTATTCAAACGTAGCGTGATGGAAAAGAAAACTATCCCTGATTGGGTCGTAAAGGCTATGACTCCATTAGACCATAAGAGAGACTGTATGGCATTTTGTCGGGATTTCTATGTAGCGATAAGGGTGCTACCAAATGAAGCCCGCTTAGAGGCTTATGATGCGATTATGGACTATGCTTTTCAAGAGCGTCTACCTGAGCAAGGAACGGTTGGCCACTTAGCAGTCGCTATGGTTGATGGGAAAATCGACATCCCCGACTTTGAACAAAAATCGGATGATATATCTAATATATATAATAGTATTATATATGAAAAAGAAAAAAGAAAATATAAAAAGAAAAAAGAAAAAGAACTGACCCCTGAACAACAGCAGAAGTTTGAAATCTTTTGGAGAATCTACGATAGGAAAGAGGGTAAATCCCTCTGCCAACAAATTTGGGCTAATTTATGTGAAGAAGATGTGGATATAATCATAAAGTCCGTACCTTTGTATGTCCGATGGAAGTCGGATGTCAAATACAGGAAGATGCCAGCCACTTATTTGAGGCAGAGATGCTGGGAAGATGCAATACCGAGCGAGTTTTTAGACCACCAACAAACGCAAAACAATGGATACGAGCCCCCAAAAAATGCAGTATATTGACCAAGTTCAGGGATTAGTGCTTGGTATATTGATGAACAAGGATATGCGGGGCGAGGCAGGGATAGTTAATCTCCGTGATGAATATTTTACAGGTGCTTTTGCCCACTGCTTCCGAGCTATTAAGGAATTGTATAATCAGCAAAAACCAATAGACCCTATTTCGGTTGCTAAGAAAATGAAGGAGCTTAAATTAGTTCCTGATGTGGTTAGCTACACCGTATGGCTTGGTGAGTCTGCGATGGCCGTTGAACATTGGCACACCTACAAGGCCGATTTATTTGAACACTACAAAGAGAGAAGGCTTCAGCAGATAAAGGCAGACTTAGCCAAAGACTTCGATATTCAGAAGGCATTTGATGAGTTTGTTGAGTTGAATAGTGAGCAGATAGGCTCTATTTCTCAGGATGCTCATGGCGCAGCTATGGAGTTGACTCAGAAGCTCATTAGGATTAAAGATGGGCAGGAGAAGGTTCAGATTAGCCCTACATATCTAAGGCCACTCGATAAGGTAATATCAGGGTTTTCATCTCCCGACCTGATATTGTTGGGTGGCAGACCTGCTCACGGAAAGACTACACTCGGGTTGCAGTTAGCCTTCAATATGTCGCATAATGGGCACTCCATTGGATTTATTACTATGGAGATGTCGAGGCAGCAACTCGTATCAAGGCTATTATCAAACATATCGAGTATCAACGGATATAAGTTTAACAACGTTGATAAGGACATGAGCATAGAAGAGGTCAATGTGATAGGGAGATATGTAGACAAGCTTAAATCTCTAAAGCTCTACATATCTGACCTTCCCCATGCTACAACCCAAACGATAGAAGCGGAAGTGGTGCGACTAAAAAGGCAGCACAACATAGAGGGGATATTCGTTGATTATTTGCAGTTAGTATCGCCCACAAAGGAAGATTCGAGCAGAACGAAGGTAGAACAGGTTACAAACATTTCTAAGCAATTTAAGGCACTAAGTAAAAGGCAAAACATTTGGGTGTGCGTAATATCGTCTTTAAGCAGGGAAAGCGAAAAGAGAACGGATAAACGCCCATATACGAGTGATTTGAGGGAGAGTGGTCAGTTGGAGTATGATGCTGATAAGATTATATTCGTTCATAGACCTGTGGCCTTTATGAATGAGGGCGACCCAGACTACGACAGGGTGCAGAACATTATGGAGATTTTGGTTCGCAAGAACAGGAATGGGGAAACGGGGACTGCCATAGCGAATACCGACCTTAGATACACGAGGGTGAGTGAGTTTAGTTCAACGGACTTAAATTAAGCATAATGATTGGCAGGAACGACATTGAAACCATGAACACGATAACAGACATTGTTTCTGATTATCTGAATATCCCAAGAGAATTTATTTTTGACACTACAAGAAGGCGGTCTGTGATAACGGCTCGATACCTGTGCATCGCCTTTTCAAGGGAGTACACGAGGTCTACACTCAAAGACATAGCCTATTTCTTCAACAAAAAAGACCATTCGGTTATAGTTCACGCCATTCAAACTCATAGAGATTTATTGGACTTTGATAAAAAATATGTAGAAATTTGTCAAAACATTAAGGATATGTTTGATGATAATTTAGAGTCAAAGGTCAAAATGCCTGCTGCATATACACTGCAAAAGGATGGGAAGTTTTATGGGGTGTTCACCAGATATAAGAAGGCATTAAAATGTGCCCAAGACATGGATGCACATATCGTTGAAATTAAGCACTTAACCTGTTAATATGGCAAGAAAATATTCAGCATCAGCATTTGAGCATCTATACAACAAGATTGTAGAAATGCCCCCAATGATTACAAAAAAGGCACTTGTACGACTTTTGGTGAGCTGCCAGCTAACCTTTAAGGCTCAGATTATTCGAGCCTATGAAGAAGGATATAAAAACTACACAATACCCCGTAGATATAATTGGACAGGTCTAAAATACTACGAGGTCAAATACGGCACACTCAGAAGGACAAAAGCAGCAAACGGAAAATCAACCTACCTGCTAACTTCAAAAGTATCAGCCGAAAAGAAAAGTCCCTTTTTAACGAGTTCAAAAAATAAAAAACAAACCAATGAATAAAAAACAATCAGTTTATGCACAGGGCATCTTTATCACTGAAAAGGAAGCCAAAGGAACAAGAATTACAGACATATCTTTCAAAGTAGATAAGTTTGTGGAGTTTTTAAACAAAAATGTAGATGCCAAAGGGTATGTCAAAATTAGCTTATGGCCGAAGAGGGAAGCGGATAAGTACGGAACGCACAACCCAGTTGTTAATGAATGGAGGCCAGAAGGATACGGAAGTACCCCAACAAAACAAGGGGGATATGCCTCAAGGCAGAAAGACGATTCTGACGACCTCCCATTCTAAGTTTGGCAGCAAGAAAGTCTTAGAGGCTGATGGTACTAAATCTGATAGCAAATTAGAGTCATATTTGAAGGGACTACTCGAAATGCTTAAGATTCCGTACACTCAGCAGGTCAGCCATGTTCTGATGCCTTCGTTTCGCTACAAAGGAGAGTTGATTAGGCAGATTGCCTATCGGCTCGACTTTGTGGTGGCAGGCAGGTTGGCAGTTGAAACAAAGGGATTTTTTACTGTCGATGGCAAGATGAAGTGGAAGATGTTTCTTAACCAATATGGAGGGCAGTATGAACACTGCTTCGTGCTGAAGAACAAGAAAGAATGTGATAGCTTTGTGAGCAACCTTATAACTAAACAAAATGCCTGAATTTAGAGGGTGGACAATCACCCGTTCAACTGCAAAAGGGAAGAAGTACACCGCCTCAAAGGGCGATAAGACCGTTCATTTTGGGGCGCAGGGGTACACGATTTCTCCTGGAACTCCGAAGGGAGATAACTACTGCTCTCGTTCCAATGGGATTAAGTCCGAAACACATTCTCCGAATTGGTTTGCTCGTGCCCTTTGGTCTTGCAGGGGTGCTAAGAGTGCCGATAAACGCCCGTTCTTCGGGGAAATAGAGCTGCCTTGAAGCATAAATTCCTTTCACTTTCGGCTAAAATACCTCAGTTTGATGAGTGTAAAAAAATTCTTATATCATTCAGTGGCGGTGAAACATCTGGATTTATGGCTGCTTGGATTATGGAGAACTATTCCAAAACCCACGATATAAGATGTGTTTTTGCTAACACTGGCGAGGAAAATGAAGAAACCTATGAATTTGCCCATAGGTGCGATAAGGAATTTGGGTTAAATCTTAGGTGGGTAGAGTATAAGCACAAGGGGTTCATACTCAAAAAATATGAAACGGCATCAAGAAATGGAGAGCCCTTTGAAAAGCTTATACAAGATTTTGGCATACCGAGTTGGGGCAACCCAACTTGTAGTAGGGTGCTAAAAACAAACACAATAAGAAATTACATGGAGTTCACGGGCTGGAATAGGAGCGATTATTATACAGCCATAGGAATACGCTCAGACGAAATAGATAGGATGTCGTCAATAGCAAAGGGCACGAGGGTTGTGTATCCTTTAGTAAAGTTAAATGTTGATAAGCCGTTGATAAATACGTTTTGGAGAGATATGCCGTTTAGGTTAAACCTAAAAGGTTATCAGGGAAACTGCAAAACCTGTTGGAAAAAAAGCTTTCGTAGGTTAGCGTGGATTATGAAGGAAAACCCAGAGAAGTTTAATAACTTTGAAAAATGGGAGAATGAATACTACGACAAGACACCAAGGATTAGCAAAAGAGAGTTCATAAACAGAGGCATACACATGAAGTTTTTTAGCAAAGGCATTGGTGTTGATGGAATTAGAGAATTAGCAAAAGACCCGAGTATAACTGAACCTAAAAACGATGCCACTGAATACGTTGGCACGATTATCAATGGCTTAGATATAGACGAGGGCTTCGGGTGTAACGAATCTTGTGAAATTTATTAGTATGCTGAAAGAAATTAAGACCCTAAAGGTCTATCAACTACGCAACAACTTAGGGCAGGTAGAAGGTCTGCCTAAGAACCCAAGGGTTATTAAGGATGAGAAGTTCGCCAGGTTAAAGCAGAGCATACAGGACAACCCCGATATGCTCAAAATAAAAGAGCTGGTAGTGTTCCCATTCAAGGAGAAAGGCGAACATCAAAGTCAGCAGATATACTTAGTCATAGGCGGGAATATGCGCCTACACGCCCTTAAAGACTTAGGCGTAACCGATGTAGTCTGCAAAGTGCTGAAAGAGGACACCTCCGTTGAGGACTTAAAGAAAATAGTCATCCTCGACAATGCCTCATTCGGCTCATATGACTACGACTCACTCGCAAACGATTGGGAAAATGCTATGCTCGAAGCTATGGGCATGGACTTGTGGCACACCCTTGAATCTTTTGAAGAACTTAACTACGATAGCGAAAAGGACAGCTCATCAGAGCCGCAGGAAAAGTCGAATCGTAAGATTGTGCTTAAAGTAACGCCTGAGAACCACGCCAAAATAACGGACTTCTTGCTCGAACAAGGAGATGGGGAAAACTTAGAATCAGGTATGTTAGCAGTAATAGAACTCGTAAACTCACTATAAATGAAATTTGAACAACTTCAAGAAAACATCACCATTTGGGCACAAGACAAAGGCATCTGCGCCCCCGAAAATGCACCTAACCAAGTCCTGAAGGTCGTAGAAGAACTCGGAGAACTATGCGGCTCAATAGCCAAAGGCAAGAGAAACGAAGAACTCGATGCCTTCGGAGATTTACTCGTAACCATCGTCATATTAGCTGAACAAAGGCAAATTGACTTAGTATCCGCCCTGAAAGAAGCCTATGGCGTTATTAAAAATAGGACAGGTAAAACTGTCAACGGAGTTTTCGTAAAAGACGAGGGATGAAGGCTACCTTAGAGTTTGATTTAACCGACCTGAGTGAGTCGACAGTCTTTCGCAAAGCCGTGAAAGCCAATGAATTGTGGTCTTGCCTATCCGACCTGTATAGGCAGGCTAAGGACTCAGGAGATATTGAATGGCAACAGGCGATTGAGTCAACAATCTCCTCGTGGGGCTTGGACATAAATGAACTTGAATTACTTTAGCAGGAGAACACCTACGGCAATACCTGCATAGGTCGACAACCTCCTAAGTCTGCGCTCCCTCCTGTAAGAGTCATCCAAAGACTCTTCAAGGTCTGCTATCTTCATCAGGTGAAGGGAATCCACTTGCAGGTGGTGTTCAATCGTTCTCTCTGCTATGGCTAACCGCTTCATAGCCAAAACCCCAACCTCACGGCACGAGTCTAACTGCATGGGTATGTAGATTGGGACTTCAATCGTGTCGATTTTGCCCTCTTTTATGACCTCTACGATGCGTTCTCTCCACCTTGCCTGTACTACTACCATCGTATCAATTATAGTGTCCCTAAGAGCCTCTAAATGAACGATTGAGTCTTTTAGTTCGGTTATGTGTCTGTCGTACTTTGAGGCTTCCTTCTGCTGAACTATATCTTCAACCCTATGGGAGTAGTCAATATACAGCCAATACACCCAAAGGAGAACGGCAATAGCAATTATTATTTTGTAAGTGCCGTTTTTCATTTTCGCTTACGAGCAGCGGAGTAGGCGATGGCGGCTATCTGCTTCCTCCCCCTCTTCTTAGATGCGGGCTTTTCTTTATTAGCCTTCGTTAATTCTGAAATGTTGTAGGCAACAGCTTTCTTTAAGCCTCCCTTACCCTTCGCTTTCATTAGTGGCATCTTTCTTAGATTTAAGTTTGCTAATATATTTCTGCTCTAAATACTCAACAACAGTGAGCCCTGAATACCCGATTACGAAGGCGAAGCCATGCTCAACACCATCAATCTGTATCTGAGATAAATCCACTACGATTGGAGTTAGGTATGTAGCCGAAACAGTGCCTGCGAAAATGGATAGAATACGCTGTGTCCAGTTCTTAGCATCCCCCCATAATAGGAGAGAGCCGAGCAGACCACTAATCGTAAACCCAATGTTTATGCCTAATGCCATTAGGTGTTGCCGTATTTCATCGAAATTAGCCATTCTAAGACCTTTTAATGGGGCAAATATAATAGACTATAAATTATCGGTTTGAACGCCTTTATGGGCATTATAATCCTTCGTGTACTGCTCATCCCAGCCGAGGAAGGTATGCACGCCTATTGGCGGAGGCCAGCACTCATAGGGCAGGTAGGTCGGGTCAGGCTCTGCATCCCAAAGGATGTCGACGCAGTAAGTTCCCTCTATTTCACCCAGCGGCACTGCGAAGCCTTGCGGCACTGGTAGCGCGGTGAATGTCGCTTCGTTGGGGAAGGCGTATTTGCGGAAGGTAGCCATTTATAGTCGGGTTAATTCGGCGAGTTGGTCGTTAGATAGCCGTGTTGTGTAGAGGGCAACGGCGCGTATGCGGTTTGGGCCAAATAAAGCACTGCTATAAAACTGTCTTACTAAAATTTCAATTAAAGTCAACGGATTCTCAAAAGCAAAAGCCGTTGTGTCTGTACTGCCTACTTGCACTCCGTTGACAAAAGCCGCGCTATCGCCTGACTTATAGCCAATAGCCACTTTATATGTCGTTCCTATTGTTGCTACTTGTGTAAAATTGATATTCAAATTTGAACCACCCGATCTATATCTTATTCGCAAAACCAATGAATTAGTGCCATTGTGTAAAATGCCAACGTAATTTTGAGCACTATTATAGGCGTTAGGGACAACTATAACATCACTTATTGAGCTTAGTGTAAACTCGCAGTACAAAACCCCCTCGGTTTGGCCTATCAGCGAACTCACAAGCGCCCCCGATGCGCTGATGACATCAGCGGCACGGCTTACTGCTGCTGTCGTTGTGGGGATGTATGTGGTCGCGACGCTGCCTGTTTCGACTTGTGCGCCCCAGCCGTACAGTACATCGCCTGTAACGCCAGAAAAAGATGGAATGCGACTACTGCCAGTTGATGTAATGAGCGCAATTATCAAGCCTGCACCAGTGCCAGTTGAATTGCAAGTAGCTGTAAAAATGCAACGATACCAGCCATCTCCGTAGTTTTCAATCCTTGCGGCTCTATTTGCATCGGCTGATGAACCGCTAACGACTGAAACTGTGCCTGCGATTAAATCAAAATTAGCATAGCCTGTTTGTGTAAACCTTGCAGATGGAAATGTTAGCTGCACAAATTGACCTGCTGCTCCTGTCCCTGCCTTGAAAAAAGCCGACTGTGTATAAATTGTGCCACTTGTATAAGATACAGTCGTTGTGCCATTGCTAAAGACAAAATGCGAACCGCTTGCCGCTGTTGGGCTTAAGGCATTAGCCGTAGCATTGCCATTTGGAACAGATGTTGCGCCTGTTACATTAGTTGCATCAGTAAGTGTCCAATTATTGCCACTTACCCACGATTCGCTATGAAACGCCAAATTCTGCGCACTCGGCTCGACCAACAACCCAGGGCACGACTGCCCCAGC